GCATCATACCATTCTGGATCTGCACCGCGTTTGATACGCACCACAATGCCACCAGCATTGTGAATGGCTTTGATTTCGTTGGGAAAACGCACATCGCTGATCACAATGTTATCACCGGTTTTACGCATTTTGTTTTCTAGACTAGCAATCCAAATGTCGTCGTGAAATCCACTACGGCAAACTTCTGTGCCCCACAATTGTAACATTAATCGAGGAGTGATGTTTCTTCCTAGTCTTTCACTCCACCATGCATCGGGTTGTTCTCGCCATTCGCGAGCTTCTTTGGTGCGACCTTCCAACAGTGTGCGGTCCCATCCAAACACACAGGCCACCGCATCTTTGAGTGTGTTGGCAAATGAGTCACGTCGATATTCGTGAAAGTTAACCAGATAATCTGCGGCAGTATCTTTGCCCGAGCCAATGAATCCAACAAAACCAATAATCATAGCATACCCTCAAGTGATACTATAATTTACTATAATTCACTACAGTCGTCAAGTCAATTGGATTTAAAATGCACAATTTTTAGATTGGTATCTACAGGGAACATGTCTGTTATGGATACCAATTGAAAATTTGCAGGCTCGTAAATGGATTTCATTTGATCAAATACTGTGTCATGCATAGTTAAGAAAATATCAGCATCGTCGGTAATACGTGAACGTATGTTTTCAAAAAATTCTCGATGTGCTGCCCAGCCTTGATCCACAGTAATTCGCAAGGCCATATTTTGCATTGCAGATGGCTGGGTGTTGTGATCTGTTGCTTGCTCAATAAATCCGGCAGCATTGCCGCTGTTTGGCGGATTCCCTACAACCAAGTCCCATTTTTCTGTTTGCGGAATTGATGATATAGTGGATGCAACATGACCTTGTACTATATTTTGATATCCAAGATGTACAGCATTTGCCAAACAGGTATCAATTGCTAGATCATAACAGTCAGAAAATGCCAATTGTTCACATATTCCGTTGGTTAATATTTCCCATCCTATAATTCCGTGGCCGCAACACCATTCAAAACATCTAGTGTATTTTGATTTGCCAGTGGTTTGTATTGCTTGTAAAAAATAAGGATACTGAAAGTTGCCGCCGCCTTTTAAATACCACTTGTGATTTATTGTTTGACCATTTGATAATGTGGAAAAAGTGGGCTCGGTGGGGTTAAGGTTGTCTAATACAACACTGTCTGTCTGAAAAGATGTCATTGTTATCCAATTACAAAAGTAAGGGGTGTGCCGCCGTCTTTGTAGGTTACTAGATCGGCTTCTAGAATTTCAATTTCAGCTTTGCCTTCGGCTTTTAGGGCAGCTCCATTGAGCTGTGTGCTGCCCTGCGGACTGGCAATGCTGGCAAACTTTTCTCTTGCTTCGCCCAACATTATTTTGCAAGTTGCAAGAGCATAGTCTCGCAACCATTGATTTGCTTGAGGATCTTGTAGTAGATTAAAATCTGGGCGATAGTTGTACAACCACAAACATAATTCTTCCTCGGCACGTGGACGCTGCATGATTGTCAAAAGTTTTGTAGTTTTATTGAATGTAAAATTAATATCACTACCAAACATCTTGCCCACTTGCTTTTGATAACTGGCAAATGCATAGTAAGTGGCCAACCCACCCATGTTAGAACTTGCCAACAAATAGGTGTTAGAATATGCTAGGTTAAACGGTTCAAACAATGTACCGCCTTCGCCGCCGCCGGTGCGTGAACCAATGCTTCTGCGAAACAGTTGTCTCACATTCATAACTTCTTTGGGCAGATAGTAATCATTAACATCAACTTGTATGGTCAAAAAACCAAAACTTTCTTCAACGCTGTTGCTGCTGCGTTGTCGGAATTTGTTCAATGATCGGTCTATTGCAGTATTATAATGCACAGGATCAAGTTCAACATCAACCATGCCAGATCCCAGCATGGTTTGTATGTAATCAATTACATTTTGGCGTTCAAGTTCGTTGTCAGTCATACGGATATTTATCTTATAAATACAAGACTATGCCAAGACTAAGTTTGTATAAACCAGAAAAAGGCCCAGATTTTAAATTTATTGATCGCGTGATCAATGAGCAATTTCAAGTTGGGGGCACCGACATCTATGTACACAAATACATAGGTACTGTGACTCCTGAAGAAGGCGCCAGTACACCTACTACCCCCAACAACAGCGGACTCAATATTCCAGAATTAGGAATACAAGATGTGTTGCTGATGGAAAACAGAGATAGAAAATACGACCCTGATGTTTACATCATGCGTGGAATTTATACCATGCAGGATCTAGATTTTAATCTAAGTCAGTTTGGATTGTTTCTAACCAGTGACAACATCATGGTACATTTTCATTTGCGCAACACTGTGGACACCATACAGCGCAAACTCATGCCAGGTGATGTATTTGAATTGCCGCACTTGAAAGACGAATATGCACTAGATGACAGCATTGTGGCGTTGAAGCGATTTTATGTAGTCACAGATGTCAGTCGTCCAGCCAACGGATTCAGTCAAACATGGTATCCGCACCTGTTGCGAGCAAAATGTCAACCTTTGGTGGACACTCAAGAATTTGCACAAATTCTCGATCAAGATTCTGGTGCTGGAGATGGCAGTACCTTGCGCGATCTAATGAGTACCTATCAAAAGAGCATTGACATAAACAATCAAATCATTGAACAAGCCAATGCAGATGCTCCACTCAGCGGATACGATAAAGATCACTTTTTTATTATTCCTACTGTGGAATCTGGTTTGGTAGATTATGCTTCTGCCAGTGATGTTATAGATGATGCTAGTATGGATACCAAAGATGCTGCATTTGTGTTGAACACTAGGCACCGAGAACTATATGTTGGAATTGACAGCGGCAACGGTATTCCACCAAACGGAGCAACATTTGCATCTGGTATAACATTTCCTGCAAATCCCAGCGTTGGACAATTTCACCTGCGTACAGATTATTTGCCCAATGCACTGTTTAGATATGATGGCAAACGTTGGAACCTGTATGAGCAAGGAGTACGTATGACCATGAATCAATTTGGTTCTCAGGATGTTGCACCAGGTACACACTTCGAAGGCGAAGCAGTACGAATGACGCAAAAATCTAGTTTTGTTAACAATCTTACAACAGCCACTATCAACGGTCAGGTCGTGGAAGAACGACAAGCACTAAGCAAAGCACTTAAACCACGGGCGGACAACTAAAATGGATTGGTTCTATGACGGTCAGATAAGACGCTACCTAACTCAGTTCATGCGAGTTATGAGCAACTTCAGTTACAAAGATGGCAATGGCAGATTGGTGCAGGTACCTGTTATGTATGGCGATCCTAGCCGACAAGCTGCGGCACTGCTGAAGAAAAACAGTGAAAACACTTTGCCCAGTGCTCCGTTTATTGCTTGTTATATCAAGAGTGTAGAATACGAACAAACACGATTGCAAGATCCAACCTTTGTGAGCAAGGTGAATATACGAGAAAGAGAATTTGACGAAGAAAGTCAACAATACTTGGAAACACAAGGACGAGGCTATACTGTGGAACGCATTATGCCAAGTCCTTACAAGTTGACATTTAGTGCAGATATATGGACTACCAACACAGATCAAAAGTTGCAAATTTTTGAACAATTGAGTTACCTGTTCAATCCCAGCATGGAATTGCAGACCACAGACAACTATGTGGACTGGACCAGCCTCACAGTGTTGTTTTTAAAAAGCACCACATGGTCCAGTCGACAAGTTCCACAAGGAACCAATCAAGACATTGACATCTTGAACATGACATTTGAAACTCCTATTTGGATCACACCACCTGCAAAGGTCAAACGCATGGGAATAATTACAAAGATTATAGCCAATGCTTTCAGTAATCAGCAGGGAGTGATTGTGAGCGAATACGAAGGCACCGGCAGCGGCACCAACATGTACACTGGGTTAGGTGACCCAGTCAGTAGAACCACAGTAACTCCGGGCAACTTTGAACTGATGGTGCTGGACAATGTGGCCAGCTTGTTGAGAAACAACACTGCATCTCATGCCAACGATGTTGAAATGCCGGGGCACACAGTGTCTTGGAGAAGTTTGCTGGACCTGTATCCTGGACAGTTTAGAGCAAATTTAACACAGTTAAGATTGATCAAATCTGATGGTAACGAAGTTGTTGCATATGTGAGTTTGGATCCTTTGGATGAACGTCGAATGTTGTTGAACATTGACACTGACACTATCCCTACCAACACTGTGATTGGTGCCCGAGGCACAATTGATGCAATTATCAATCCTGACACTTTCAATCCCGGCACACCTGTATCAGGTGCAAGATATTTGATACTGGAAAACATCAACAGCACTTCAGCAGATGGTCCAGCAGCATGGCTACAGGGCAACGGTGATGGATTCGCTGCCACAGCCAACGACATCATTGAGTGGACTGGCACTGAATGGAACATTGTTTTCAATTCCTTGCAGACACAAACAGTGACCTACATAACTAACATATACACAGGCATTCAATACAAATGGGAAAACGATTCGTGGTCCAAGAGTTTTGAAGGCATTTACGATCGAGATGCATGGAGAATAATTCTATAAACCCGCAACAAATTATTGCCAGTGGCGGACTGTTTCTGGCCAAGGATACCAAGAGGTTTCTACTGTTGTTGCGCACACAAGGTAAGACCGCAGGCACATGGGGCTTGGTTGGAGGAAGAAAAGAACCTTCAGATGCAACTGCGTTTGAAGCTCTCAAAAGAGAAATTGAAGAAGAAATTGGTGTGGTCAACAACATCAAGAAAACCATACCGCTGGAACTGTTTACCAGCAATGACCAAAACTTCCAATACAACACCTATGTGGTGTTGGTAGACAATGAATTTATCCCTGTTTTAAACAAAGAACATTCAGGATATGCATGGTGTAGTTTTGACAGTTGGCCCAAGCCATTGCATCAAGGTGTAAAAGCCAGTCTTGCCAGCAAAGTGATACGAGCAAAACTGGAATTGTTGTTGGATTTAATCGATTAGATCTGGACCAAATGCCCAGGTTCCTAGATGTCGCATTTCCATGCTGAGTTGTGTATCAACTTTGACACCATAGCCAGCCTGCGCCATTTTTTGACAAAAGATCATGTCTTCACCCAAGTGATCATTGCTGGCTGGAGTCCATCCAAATTCAAACCAAGGTTGTGCTATCTCGTCTAGGATGCTGGTTTTGACCAACATACATCCCATACCAATACCTTCTACATCAACCAAATCATCTTGCGGTTCGAATGGCAAGGGATTGGACCAATCGCCGATGGTTTCATAAGCAACACCTTTGGCTGGTAGTTGTCTACGTACATAGTTGGCAGCGACCACAGGCTCTTTGTGTGCCAACAGTCTCAGTGCAGTAGTTGGAGGGAACACCATGTCGCTGTCTAGCCACAGCATGTATTCAGCACCGATGTTTTTGGCTTCTAAAGCTAATCGTTCTCGCTGAGTCAGCAACACTGTGCTGGCATCAAATACTACATGGGTATCTAAACCATTCATGGTATTGAGTTTGACCAGCTCAACTAGACACTTGCTGAACGCCGAATGTACATGGTCCCTGGTTGGACTAAGTACTGCCAGTTTAGATTTTTTTAGGCTCCACTGGCTGGAAGCAAATACGCTTTTACTCATGCACCTGCTACATCTTTACTCAAAGTTTCACCTTGAATTACCAATTCCTGAATTGCATTAATTATGTCTTGGCTGCGTTTTGCTGCCAACACAAAGTCGTTGGGACTGAGTTTGCACATGGTTGTCATTGTGGCAATGCTGATTTCATTTTTACACAGCGTTTCCAATGCACCCTGTCTTGCTAAATTTTCAATAAAATGTTGTTGTGCAACATCGTCTTGATTGCTCAATAATTGTTCGCAATCATCCACGTCTAATTCTTCTGCAAGTTCTCTCAATATTGTCAACTCGTTTTTTTCTGCTTCTGAAACAGTTTCAAGGCTTTCTAACAGTTGAATTCTTTTTAAGAAATCCAACAAGGTTGCCGGGTTAGAAGTTCTGTCATGGTAGACAATGTTGTCTAATTCCCAGCGGCTTGTTCCAATTGTAGCACATTTAATCAACTTGTCAATATCTAATTTTTTCTTTTTCATTTTTAATCCGTTTAGGCATATGTGAACGGTGCTGTTTTTCCGCCAAAGGTAGCGGAAAAACTAATCTGTGTTCCTGCCACTTTACCGCCATAGTTTGCACCCAATGATGCACTTAGCCGCACGTTTTGACTGCCGGCAATGGCACTACCACCGGTACCTGCAGGTACGTTGTTGTATGCTGCTTGTACCTTACCCATTGATATTGCAGATCCCGTTGCTGGCAAAACTGGCATTTATTGTTTCCTTAGCGGCCTTGTTATTTATTGACCAGTAAATTTACTTGGTTTCAAAGTTGATCCAGTATTTAGCCAATTTGTTATTTGTAATTATATGCCGTATCTTGTTCTAACAGCATTGAAATTTTGTCGGACTTCTGTTGCGGTTAGTGCTCTAGTGTATCTTGAAACTGATGCTATGGATCCTACAAACTGTGCCGACCATGACCCACCAATTCTATCAACTGGGTTATTATTACCAGAAGTTGAATTTGCAACGTTTGCATCTAATGTTCCGTCCACATACATGTCCATGGTATTATTATCGTAGTTTATCCATGTTAGCATATGCCAATTGTTATCGTTTACAGTTCTTATACCAAGTTTCTGAGCCCATGCACTGCTTTGATAAGTCCAGTATACAATTCTTCCACTGTTTACTCCCATCATTGAATACACCGGACCGCCACTGGAGTTTGACATCACAGACCCGTTACCTAGATCATTTGTAGTAGTTGTAGTTTTAACCCATGCACTAACTGTCCAGGGTGTTGTGCCATTGCCTAAAGTTGTATTTGGTATAGTGATAAAATTAGAACCATTAAAACTAAATGTGCCGTCACTTGCGTATGTTAGACTTGTTGCAGTGATTGTGTTGTTGTTTGTAAGGTCTCTGATTGCTTGTGTGTTTGATCTAGTTCCGGACGACCCAAGGCTTGGTATATATGGAGTAGCATACGATCCAACCTCGCATTGTGCTCCCCATGCATATACAGAATAGCCCGTTGCGGAATTTGCTCTACTTGCGCCAAAATCTACGCCACATTGTATTTGATTAACACCTGTAGCGGGTATTGTATAACTTACAGAGTATCTCGACCAGTCTCCAATACTATCAATAGGAGCACTTGTAGTTACCGCAGGAGCATTTATCACTGCGCCATTTAATCCTGTAGCTATACCTAACAATATTGGATTAACTAGTCCGGCATTTTTTACCCAACAAGAAAATGTATATGTGGTGTTTGCAGAAACAGATATAGTTTGAGAATAACGAGAATAGTACCCTGTTAACTGGTCTGCGGTATTTGTTCCGTCTGGTGCTAAAAATCCTGATGTAACTGTTGAATTAATCCAATTGTTAAACATGTTTCCTGTCCAGTTAGACATGAAATTGCCACCAGAATATGCTTGACTAAATGTTATTAGATTGGTTGCCGGAGGTCCAATGAAAGACTTTTGAGTATTGGTCATGTCATAGTAAAATGCCAATCCGTTGGGTTGTATGTTTGGACCACCAAATGCACTCATATTCCGTACCTGCCTCTCAACGCTCTAAAATTTTGAGTTACTTCTGCTGCTGAAAGAGCGCGGTTATAAACGTGCGCGGCTGCTATGGAACCTTGGAACCATTCGTTGGCCGCAACATCACCACCTATATTAAACGTCATAGGATTCGGTGAGAAATCTGGCGTGTCTCCATCTCGCGATCCTACCTGTACCCCATTTACATACATATACGTCTTTAGATTACTTGCTCCAGATTGTAGACCATTCCACACGCCAGTAACATATATCCACGTTGCAAGCGGCACCGGAGAAAATATTTCTGCGGGGTACATCTCAAACTTTTGAGTGGTCATTTTGTAGAACTGCAACGGTGTAGTTCCTCTATTGCCCATCACTAAATCTCCGTCAAAATTCCGGTTGGCCCGAAGCCATACCCCCCAAGTAAACGCCGTTGCTGAAGCTGATTGTACAGGAGTTTGGTAGCTAAACGAAACACGGTTGTTTGTACCGTTAAAACTAAAAGTCCTAACACCACCAACTGTGGTCCAACTAGGGCTGTTAACCAGTGTACCGTTATTGCCAAGGCCGCTTAAATCAAACCATGTTGACCCGGTTCCTGGATAACTTTTAATATTGGCAGCATCTAGATATAGTGTTAAGCCAGATGTGGCAATCGAAGGTCCGTGATTTAGGCTCATAGTCCGTACCTCCCTCTTACTGCATTAAAGTTTTGTAGAACTTGAGTATCTGTTAATACAGTATTGTAAATTTTGACAAATCCTAACTGCCCAACAAAAAATTCGCTACTGCCGCCACTATTTGATCCAACATATAATGATCCTGGAGTTATTGTACCTGTTCTAGCATTAGTACTTTCTTTTACTCCATTAATATAAACTCTAACATTACTTCCATCATAGGTTGCTACTCCATGAAACCATGCTCCTGTGTTTACAGTTGTGGTGCTATAGTTTGCATGTGGAATAGGAGAACTGCCTTGACATCCAAAATTCAAAAGCCCGCCATTTACTGTAAATATAACATCGTTAGTCGGTCCACATATTATGTTTTTCCAGGTATTACCGCTGGTAGTTTTAAATACAGCCTCGCATGTTACTGATGTTCCGTAACCACTTAGTGTACCAACAGTTACATTATCATCAACACCGTCAAATGTAAAATATCCACCAATACCGCTGGTATAAGAAGGGCCATTGTTAAGAGTACATGCTCTATTAGTAGTTGACAAATCATACCATTTTGTACCACTGCCGGGATAACTTTTAATATTAACGGCATCTAAACACAATACCAGTCCAGATGTAGCAATTGATGTTCCATAACTTACGCTCATATTTTATACCTTAAATTTTGAGCAATTAAATTTGACTCTTCAATTGCGCTATTTCTTTTTGTAAATTCTCAATAGATTTCTGTTGTTCTTTGATAGCTTCAATCAGCAACGGCACAATCTTTTCATACTGTACAGTTTTATAGTTTTCACCACTTTTGCTATTGCCGCTGTCGTCAACGTCAAACGGTGCTGGACGAACTGCTTCAGGCAATACTGCTTCAATCTCGTCTGCAAACACACCAACCAATTTCTTAGTTCTATCGTAGCCATAACTTTCAGCAATGGCATTGGGTGTGTATGTGATACCTGTTAATGATAACACTTTTGTAACAGCATTGTCAATTACCTGAACATTTTCTTTTAGTCTTCGATCTGAATAATAAGCAGTAACTTCGTTGGTAGCACGAATTTCACCAATTGTTCCACTGCCACTAGTACCTACGCCCAATGATAAAATGTAAGTACTTGTCCATACTGCCAGTCCGCTGCCAGAAACTGCTGTTCCTGTGCTTATTGTAACCTGTCCATTATACTGTGCAAGTTTAACAAGACCAGTGTCCAATACTTCAATACTTGGGATGCCAGAAACATCGTTGGCACTGAATATTGTTCCAGTAAAAGTATCAGCAACACTGAACAACTGACCGGCTGTGCCTGCTACTTCAAATTTATTAGATGTACTTGTAGTACCAATAGTTATTCTTTCGTTAACCATTAAGGTACCGCCAATTCCTACTCCACCGACGACTCTCAATGCGCCGGTGGTAGTTGAAATTGCATTTGAATTAGTATTAATTGTTACTGTGCCACCAGCAGCAGCAATAGTTAGGCCGCCGAGAAGGGCTGTTGCTGCACGTAGATTAAAATCTCCAGCTTCTGATCTAATATGAATATTGCCGCCGCCAGCGCTGACAATTACTCTTGAACTTGCTGCTCCTATCTGAACAACATCGCCAGATAATCCAGTTGCAAGATCTGCACTACCAACAGTAGACAACGCTCCGCCAACAGCTACTGCTCGAGTTGCGGGATTGATTGTAAAGCTAGAAGTTGTGTAGACCAATTCTCCGGTTGCACTAGCATTGTTAGAATCAACAAAAGTCAAGAAATAACTGGCGTTGCCTGTTTGTGCCACAGTGTTGACCTGTGTGGCAGTGGTTGCGGATCCTGCACCCAATCCACTTACTGTGACCCAAGTTGGAGCACTGCCTGTTCCGTTGGTTTGCAAAACTTGTCCAGTTGTGCCTGCTGCAACAAATGCAGTTGTGCCTGCACTGCTCTGATACGGTACTGACATTGCAGTACCACCACGCAAGTTGGTAGATACCACAGCATTCTGTACATAGATACTGCTGGTATTGGTGTATACTGGACTTGCTGCACCAGCTGATACCAACAATTGACCTGCTGTGCCAGGACCCACAAATCCACTTGTGTTGGCTGCTGTTTGCACAGCCAGTTGCCCAATAGTACCACCACGCAAATTGGTAGCAATTGCTGCATTGGCCACATACATGTTGGCAGTTGTGGTCCATGTAGGAGCACCATTGGTTGTGGCTTGCCAGAACTGGCCAGTTGTACCCGAGTTGGCAAATGCAGTAGCACCAGGTGCAGTTTGATATGGAATTTGCCAAGCATTGCCACCTGCCAAGTTGGTAGCAGTGGTAGCACTACCAGCACTCAATCCACTGATGGCCTGCCATATTGGCGCTGAACCATTACTGGTCAGCACAAATCCGTTGGTACCAATGCCTAAGAATGTTGTAATGCCAGCACTACTTTGATACGGCAAACTACCTGCTACACCTGCTGCCAAGTTGGTAGCAGTGGTTGCAAGATTGGCAGTTAGAGCTGTAGTAGCTGAATCGGCCAACACTGCACGACCCACATAGATACTGGCAGTGTTGGTGTACACTGGACTTGCTGCGCCTGCTGACACTAATAATTGACCTGCTGTACCCGGACCTACAAATCCTGTAGCGTTGGCTGCTGTTTGCACAGCCAGTTGCCCAATAGTACCGCCACGCACGTTGGTAGCAATGACCGCATTGGCCACATACATGTTGGCGGTTGTGGTCCATGTAGGAGCTCCGTTGGTTGTGGCTTGCCAAAATTGACCCGTTGTGCCTGAGTTGGCAAACGCAGTAGCGCCAGGTGCAGTTTGATATGGAATTTGCCAAGCATTACCACCTGCCAAATTGGTAGCAGTGGTAGCACTACCAGCACTCAATCCACTGATGGCCTGCCATATTGGCGCGGAGCCGTTGCTGGCCAATATAAATCCGTTGGTGCCAATTCCCAAGAACGTTGTGGTGCCGGTGCCACTTTGATACGGCAAACTACCAGCTACGCCTGCTGCCAGATTAGTGGCTGTGGTTGCAAGGTTGGCAGTTAGAGCTGTAGTGGCTGAATCAGCCAACACTGCACGACCCACATAGATACTTGCAGTGTTGGTGTATACTGGACTTGCTGCACCAGCTGATACTAGTAATTGACCTGCGGTACCTGGACCCACAAATCCACTTGTGTCTGCTGCTGTTTGTACATGCAGTTGACCGATAGTTCCGCCACGCAAGTTGGTAGATACCACTGCATTGGCCACATACATGTTGGCAGTTGTGGTCCATGTAGGTGCGCCGTTGGTGGCAGCTTGCCAAAATTGTCCCACAGTTCCTGAACTAGCAAATGCTGTGTTGCCAGGTGCAGTTTGATATGGAATTTGCCAAGCATTGCCACCTGCCAAGTTGGTAGCAGTAGTTGCTGATCCTGAAGTAAGTCCAGACAATGCTTGCCATACAGGTGCCGATCCGTTGCTGGTCAAAACAAATCCGTTTGTGCCAATGCCTAAGAATGTTGTTGTATTGGCAGCACTTTGATAAGGTATACTACCACCTACACCGCCAAACAAACTGGCTGCGTTGGCTGCGGCTGACACATACATGTTGGCAGTTGTGGTCCAGGTAGGAGCACCGTTGGTGGCTGCTTGCCAGAACTGACCAGTTGTACCTGAGTTGGCAAATGCTGTTGTGTTTGCACTGCTCTGATATGGAATTTGAAAAGGTGTACCACTACGCAGATTGGTAGCAATTGCTGCATTGGCCACATAAATGTTGGCAGTTGTGGTCCACGTAGGAGCGCCGTTGGTTGTGGCTTGCCAGAACCGGCCAGTTGTACCTGAGCTAGCAAACGCTGTTGTGTTTGCACTGCTCTGATACGGAATTTGAAAAGGTGTACCACTACGCAGATTGGTGGATACCACTGCATTGCCTACATAGGTACTGGCAGTGCTGTTGTAAACTGGAATACCGGTACCGCCGCTGAACAACAGTTCACCTGCGGTGCCAGGTCCTACGAATCCTGTAACGCCAGGTGATACTTGATAGACCAATTGACCATTACTGCCGCCTGCTATACTGGTGGCAGTGCTGATAATACCCACAATGTTGGTACTGCCGCCACCAATTACGTTCAATGAACCTTGGATGTATACATTGCCTGTGATACCTACACCGCCCAACACAGTCAAGTCGCCGGTTGAAGTGTTACCGGTGTTTTGTGTGCCACCTACTAGTTTAACAGCACCTGTTCTAAATGTACCAAAACTGGTTCCTGTAAAAACTCCGCCACTTTCTGTGCCGTTGTCATACCATTCCAAGAAACTTGTGGCATTATTAAATCCCAAGAATGCATCTTTGTCTGTGGTCTTGTAGTAATGGAACATGAAACCAATGTCTTTGCCATCGTCTATGGTCCAAGTATGATTGCCAGGTCCGCTGCCACCTGGTGCATGTAGGCTGATCAAGTTGTCTGTGTATACCGTAGAACTGGAATACACAAATGTGTTGGTACCATTGAATACCACACTGCCTCTAAATGTAGTATCACCGCTGACTGTAAGGTTCTTGTCTATCCAAGCTCCGCCGCCCACATACAACGAGTTGTCAGTGTTGGTACCTGTGCTGGAGTCAGTGTTGTTGACAGCCAGTCTGCCTGATAATGACATTAGGCCGCTGGCAGCATTGATTCGGAACGAACTTGTGGTGAATACAAAATTTGCTGATCGTGCAGCATTTAATGTACCGACCATTGTGGGATAATAGTTCTGATCCGTAGTCTGTCGCACAGTGTCAACGGTTACTGCTGATCCCACATACACACTTGCAGTGTTGATAAACACAGGAGCGCCACCTGCACTCATCAGCAGTTGTCCTGCTGTGCCAGTGCTCAAGAAACTTGTGGTGTTGTTTGCACTTTGAATGAGTATATTACCGGTGCCAGCGCCTACAACAGCATCTGTCAATGTTGCACGACCCACATAGATACTGGCAGTACCGGTGTACACCGGTCCTGTAGCACTTGCGCCAGCACTAACCAACAATTGGCCTGCGGTGCCCGGACCTGCAAATGCTGTTATGCCACCTGTGCTTTGAAACAGCAATTGTCCTGCAGATCCGCCAGCAATGTTGGTTGCTGTGGTGATTCCTAAACTTTCAGCATTGGACCATTGTGGCCCAGTTGCTCCGGCAGTCAAAATAAAGCCAACAGTTCCCAAAGGGAGAAACACTGTACTGCTTGCAGTACTTTGATAAGGTAAACTTCCTACATTACCGCCAGCTAAGTTAGTAGAAGTTGTAGCAACTAATGCAAAAGACGCAGTAGTAGCAAGTAATGCAAAAGAAGCAGTAGTAGCAATTCCTGTTAAATTACCAACAAAGTTAGTTGCTGTAACAGTTCCGCCAACAACTAAGCTGCCACCAATGCCTACACCACCTTGGACTTGTAGAGCACCTGTGTTAGTTGAAGTTGCATTTGTTGTACTTGAAACTATAGCAGTACCTCGAACATCCAGTGTTGCAAGTGGACTAACTCCATTACCTACAACAAGTCCTGCACTGGTGCCATACCATAATTGATTACCCGCAATGTTATTATTAACATATGCAAATATTGTAGACGGGTTTCCTTCTAGGACGCTTGGCGTAAAGGTGTCACCAAAAATCAACTTACCACCAGCTTCACCACCAATATTAACTCCTTGACCAGCATGTAGGTATTGACCTGTTGCAATATCATAGTGAGCGCCAGGCCTGTTTGCTGCTCCCGCAGGAGTAACAAATCCTGCCGATGTTACTGTACTTCCAACCGTAATTTCGCCCGTGCCCGGATTTATACTAAAACTACCTGTGGTATAAAGTATTTCTCCAGAGGTAGTAGTATTATTGCTGTCAACAAATACTGGAAAATAATTTGCTGCTGCTGGCTGTGCCACGGTACTAACTTGACTCACTGCTTGAATGGTTACAGTTCTGCCCACAACAGTGGCAGTTGTTCCTGTTGCAAAATTCAGTGTGTCCACTGTGCCCAATGCAGAACCAACCCACTGCACGGCAAGACTAGTACCAGTAGATACAGCCCATGGACCTGCAAAGAAGTTTGTGGCAGTAACAACACCGCCCACAAACACACTGCCGCCAACGCCAACTCCGCCTCGTACTTGTAACGCACCAGTAATTGTAGACGATACTGCTGTTGTGCCTAAAATTACTTCGTTATTGGTAACAGTTGAATTACCGCCAATGACAATATTTCCGCCAACACCAATGCCACCAGCAACTTGAAAGGCACCAGTTGTAGTTGATACTGCATTTGTTGAACTTTTTACTATTAAGTCTGTGGTAAATTGAGATTGATCCAATCTCACCAATAGATTTGCAGTAGACGTTGATCCAAATCCGCTTGCAAATATACCTAAATCAGTAAAACTGCCGTTCTTAAAAAATCTAATAGAACCTTTACTGCTATCTGAATTATCTAAAACAGCAATAGTGCCAACGCCACTTTGGTTTCCTATATTAGAATATGCATTGGTAGTTTTGAAATAAATTTCGTTGTTGTAATTGCCAACGGTATTTGAGTTTATCAGATAAACATAATTATTGGTTGGTTTTGTTAGATATAGATCGTTGCCAAAATAGGCACTACCACCTACACCAACTCCACCTGCAACTTGCAAAGCACCGGTTATGGTTGATGTTGCAACAGTGGTAGTTGAAATTCTCAACACACCTTGATTATCAAAATGCGAACGAATCTGACCTGTACCACTGTAGATGTTGAAAGCACCGCTAGGACCTGTGTAAATGTTTACATCGTTGTGAAACGATGAACCGCTTACACCAACAGTTACGTTATTGCTGCTGTCTTTTGACAACACATTTCTAACAAAGTTTCCATCAGTGGACACAATAGACCAATTGTTCATTGGCAAGGCCAATGCAACGTTCAGTGTGGTATCAACAATCGACGAAACTGTGGCAGTTTGTAAAATACCCCTTAATGTAATTTTGCTGCCGGTGGCAGTGTTGTTGTAGTTTGTACCTAAAACTGTATTGTTGTTAACATATAAGTTTTGACCAACACCTACACCACCAGTGACTACCAGTGCGCCAGTTGTGGTTGATGTTGCAGCAGTTGACCCTGCCAATGTGAGAGTGTTTTGAAATGTAGGACCAGATGCAGATGCACCTCGACTGACTAAAACTTGTCCAGCTGTGCCCGGACCAGCAAATGTTGTTACACCAGCAGCTGATTGATAAGGAATTTGTCCTGCTGTACCATTGGCAATGTTGGTTGCAGATGTAATAACACCTGTAACACTGGCGTTGATGGTGCCTGCTACGTTCACAGTACCACCTACCCATAGGTTGCCGCCGATGCCGGCTCCACCGATGATTTGTACAGCTCCTGAAGCAGTTGATACTGCTTGAGCAGTTGATACAAACGTTGCCGTAGTTTGAACCACGAGGCCGTTTTTGACCCTAAAATCTAGTTGTGATGCCATTAGTTTCCCTTTCCACCATTGGCTGGTTTATAATATCATATATTTATACTTGTGACACAATGAAACAAAAATAGGACCTTTGGGTCCTATTTTTTTGTGCAGTGTTGATTACACTGTGATTGCGGTTCTTACCACTTTGATAGTCATACTGGTTGGAGAATAATTGGCAGTAAAGTTCAGCGTTACTGTTCCGCCACCAATGGTTGCATCAAAATCACCTAAACTTCCAGTGTTGTTCATGGCTGCATATTCTGTCATGTAGACATTGGTACCATCATGGAATAGAACAATTTCTTCAACCTGTATCTTTGTACCATCAACAATTTGTACAAAATATTTTGCACTTCTGTATGCCGACGAACTGAATGTGTCCAAGCTGATCAGTGAGTTTGTAACAATGAACTGACTGGTATAACTTGAATACAATACGTTGTTGCTGAACACGGACGGTACTACAGTTTGTGTGGACGATGCACCAACTGTTACACCTGTTCCAACTGTCAAGTTTTTAGCAATACCAACACCGCCTGTTACAACCAAAGCACCAACGCCTGTAGCGTTGGAATCAGTTGCATTGGTAACTCTTACCACAGCAGTAAAATTGGCAGTGTTAGTTACAGTAAACAATCCAGTAACTTGTAAGTTTCCGCCTACAGTTTGATTATTGGTAACTGTTAAATTGGTAACTGTCAAGTTTGAAAGGCTGACGTTGCTTGGTAAAGTTGCAGATCCTGTAACAATCAAGTTTGTCACTGTGGTAGTACCAGCTGTGACTGCATCCAATGTGCTTTGTCCGGTGACTCCTAATGTGCTGCTGACAGTCAAGTTTGTCACTGTGGTGTCAGTAGCACGCAACAGACCCAATGTGCTGTGTCCAGTAACTGCCAATGTGCTGCTCAGCACTGTTGCATTGGTCACTGTCAATGCACTGATTGTAGCGCCACCGTTTAGTGAGGTAAATCCTGTAACTGTTTCATTACCACTTACTAATAAGTTATTTGTAACAGTGGCAGCACTGATTGTAGCACCGCCGCTCAATGAACTGAATCCAGTGACTGCCAATGTGCCGCCAACTGTTTCATTGCCAATAACAGTTAATGAAGTTACTGTGGTAATTGTAGCAGTCAGTTGACCCAACGTTGTTTGACCAGTAACTGTCAAAGTACCGCCAACTGTTTCATTGCCAATAATGTTAGAAGTTGTGGCAGTGAAGTTGGTAGTAGTTGTGCCACCGTTTAGGAATGATTGGCCGCTTACTATCAATGCATTGGTCACAGTGGCAGCACTGATTGTTGCGCCACCATTTAGTGATGCAAAACCTGTAACTGTTTCATTGCCGCTTACCAATAAATTGTTTGTCACAGTGGCAGCACTGATTGTAGCGCCACCATTTAGTGATGCAAAACCTGTAACTGTTCCATTACCACTTACCAATAAGTTATTTGTAACAGTGGCAGCACTGATTGTAGCACCGCCATTTAGTAAACTAAATCCGGTGATTGTCAACGGTCCGGTAACTGCTACTGAGCCGCCAAATGTTGTTGCACCTGTTGATGGATTAATACTAAAACTTGATGTAGTGAAAAGAACTTCGCCTGCAGCAGTTGCATTGTTAGCATCAACAAATGTTGGAAAGTAATTTGCGTTGGCTGTTTGTGCGGTAGTTTGTACTTGTGTTACAACACCAGAGAACAGAGTGGCAGTAGCAATACCGCCAACAAATATGCCGCCACCAATTCCAACACCACCTCCAACTTGCAAAGCACCAGTTGATGTGGAGAATGTTGCAACTGTACCAGTTATATTGGCTTGTGTAAATGTTGCTGTTGTACCGCTGATGGTATCTAGGCCAACACCATCCATATAGATGTTGCCGCCAACGTTGATGTCGCCAGCAACCCATAGATCACGGCTGATGCCAACGCCACCAGTTACCATCAATGCACCACTTGCGCCTGTTGCGGCTGTGGCATTGTTGTTGCTGGTTACTTGAATGTTTGTTGTGGTAAATGTAGTACCATTGTAGACCATGCCTACGTTGAATACTGTTTGACCTGGAGCACTTTGGAAAGGAATTTGATCCTTTAATCCGCCTGCAATGTTACTAGCAGTAGTTGCATTACCAGCAACCAATCCTGTAGGAGCACTCCATGTAGGGTTACCACCGCTGACAATTAAAATATTTCCGTTAGTGCCAATTGGCAAGAACTGCGATGCACTGGCACCTGATTGGTATAGAAGAGATCCAGCTGCGCCGCCGTCTACGTTGATAGCAGTTGAAGCAGTTGTAATTAAACCAACTAATCTTTGAGCAGCACTGTCAAATGTTACAGGAGTATTTTGTAGTGTTCCGTCTGATAGGCTATAAACAATACCACTTGCTGTGGTTAAATTTCTACCAGCCAATAGACTTGCATATAATTTGCCACCAATGCCAGCACCGCCTACTACTTGGAATGCACCAGTAATAGTTGACGATGCATCAGCAGTGCCTGTTAATTGAATATTTGCAGTTTTAAATGTACCGTAGGTTCCGCTAGTATGCTCGCCTGTTAAAGTTTCATAACCGTCTTCGTACCATTCAAGATATCCGCTGTCGTTAGCTAGACCTAAAAATGCATTCTTATCTACTGTTTTGTAATAGTGGAATCCAAAACCAATGTCTTTGCCATCATCAAGTGTCCAATTATGTTCTGTTCCTGTGCTACCTGCAGGAACGTGTAAGTTAATTAAGTTGTCTGTATAAACAGTGTTTGTAGAATAAACGTTTGTTTGTGTACCGTTAAAAACTACATTACCGTTAAATGTTGCTGAGCCTTGAACAAGAAAAGTACTATCAATGTATGCTCCGCCTGCCACATACAATGCGTTGGAAGCAGCAGTAGATGTGCTAGATGCAGTGCTTGCAACAATTAAATTTTTGCTTACATAAACTCCACCCAGTGTTTTCAGTGCAGCATCGCCGCCACCTGCTACAACTGCGTCAGTGGTGTTGTTGAGTAATGTTTTTCCGCTAACAGTTAGTGTACCGCCCAACGAGGTGGCTCCTGTATCAACTGTTAAAATGTTTGTTCCTGTGACAAACAATGCGCCGCTAAATGTGTTTACCGCACCGTTGAATTGACTGTTACCTGTTACAGTCAGTATGCCTTGCAGTGCTGAAACTCCGGATACTGTCAAGTTGCCAATAATATTGGCAGAAGTTGCAGTAAAAATTGTAGCAGTTAGCGAACCAACTGTACTGGCCCCAGCTACATTTAAACTTCCTATTAAAGAAGAATTGCCCCATATTGTTGCAGTTGTGCCTACTACTAAGTTTTTAGCAATAGCAGCGCCGCCACTGATTTGCAGGGTACCTGTCTGTCCAGTTGACGAAGATACAAAATTTGCGCCTTCGACTATCGCGCCGGCTTTTACGACGAAATCTTTTGTAATTGCTGTTAGTGCCATTTTATAATTCCTATTATACTCTCATTGTGGTTCTAAAAATTCTTAGAACCTTGTTTGTGGCATTTACTGCGGTAAAGTATAGTCTAACTTTATCCCCAATTACATCTGCCGCAAACTCTCCTAAATCTCCATTTGATGTTAGAACTGCATATTCTGTTGCAAAAACATTTCCATTGTTGTCAACTAACAACAATATTTCAATGGTTTCAAAATTTGCACCAGGACCAGAGCCTTCATCAATCTGTATTAGATACTTGCTG